AACAGCTTGTTCACTTTCGATGAAGTGCGGTCGGTTTCCTTGCTATCCCCGGCTTCGGATAGCATCTGACGGTTGGTGTTGTTCGTATAAGCCCCCGATTTCGGACTTAGTGACATACCTTGTCTTAAGGTATTAACGGGATGTCTGGCCTTAGCCAACCCACACACCCATACCACCCCTGAAAGGGGCAGAGACATAGAACAACAAACATGAGTATATAAATACGAACATGTCCACCACCTACAGCCGACGACCGTAAGGGAGGAGCATAAGCCTTATATACGAATAAGAATCATTCCCATTATTTGATGTATATAGAAGTATGTGAGATGACTATAGAAGTATGTATAGAAGTGTATAGGTGGGAACGGAGGGAAGCGGTGAACGCTAGTGTACTTGTCATAGAAGTATTGGCAAGTACTTTATTTGATCAGTTGTGAGTGTGACATTGGACACTGATATGATGTGTGTAATGAGAATCATTACTATTAATTAAGCTATGACAGTAGTGATTGTGACAGTGTTTGATGTCATGGTTTAGAAGTATGAGTAAGACAGTGAGTAGTGTCACAGTAGTTAGTGTACTTGTGTAGGATGGTACAGTTAGGAGTGATACATGATGTGATGATACATTGGTTAGTGTATCCACACATGCTTCGCATGTATGGTACGGTGTATAGGGTGAGTATCGGTGTTAGTGTGTAGTGTGACAGTGTGTAATGTCACAGTCATTAGTGTGAATAACTTTTTTATTCAAGTTTAACTGTATGTTTACTCCCATTTACTCCAGTCTACTGTAGCTACTGTGTTGAGTTAGCTAAGTAACTGAAGTTACTGTAAATATACATGTGTATAGTAATTACTGTAATGAATGTGACAGTGTAGGATGGTAAGGTTAGTGATGGGATGTAATGTAGTTAATATACATGTGTATAGTATATCGGTATGGTCTCCTCCCCCTATACACTGTCTCCGCTGGGTAGTGCCGTTGCCTTGGTGTGTAGTGCTGTGGACGTTGCCTTTGCACTTATGTGTAGTGCTTGTGCCTTTAAACCCCTCCATTGCTGGAGGGGATGGCGGATTACTCCGCCAGTTGGTTGGCCTTCGCTTCAGCGATGGCCGTGTCCACTTGGACTTCAATCAGATCAGCGCCCTTACGGGTGGATCGGCAGAGAACTTCTGCGGCTTGAAACAGTTCCGTTAAGGCTCGGAACAGTGTTGCGAACATAGCGAACATAGCGATGACTCCGTTGATGTGGGGATATCCCAGTCCATACCTGAAAGGTGATGATGGTCTAGGTAAGTGGGGAGTGTGTAGTGCTTTTATACTGAGTTGATGGGGGGGGGTATAATTTATTTTATTGACCCCAGTTACCGAACACAACTTAGCTACCCAAAATGAAAAAGCTGACAGACCCTCTCACAAAAATTATGAATAATCTCCTAGTCCTAAGATGTAACAAAGTGTTTCTAATGTGTACTGTTAGATAATTTTGACTATACTAAGCCGATACTCTGAAGGGGATTGGTTATGTTGACAGTAGAGATGTTTAAGCAGGCTTTGCCTGAGAAAGTTAAGAAGACAGTGAATCAGGAACTCATTGATAGTATTAACAATACTCTGAGTGATCCTGAGATGTATGAGCAGTACAGAGATAACTTGATCAGCTATACGAGGGTGATGGCTGATGGTAGATTCAAGATTGCTGAGTATGTGAATGCAGTGAAGTATGTGAGTCACAAGTTGTTGGGGTGTACTAACCTTGATGCTTATGTGAAGACTTTTCCTGTGAAGTATCAGGGATTCTTGGCTCAAGGAATAGCGAGTAAAGACATTGCTAGTTATGTGACTGCGTACAATAAGAGCAAGCTGGTGAACCTGATCTTTGAGCAAACATTGGTTCCTAGTTATGTATTGAATCAGGACTTGTACCAGAAGGCTTTGAATGTACAAGCAGAGTTAATGGTTTCAGCGAATAGCGAGAAGGTACGGTGTGATGCAGCGAATAGTTTGTTGTTGCATCTGAAGATGCCTGAGACTCAGAAGGTTGAGTTGGAGATTGGTATGAAGGAAGATGGTAGCATTGCTGCATTGAGACAGGCTACGATGGAACTGGCAGCACAGCAGAGATTGATGATACAAAGTGGGATGAGTAATGCACAGGGGATTGCTCATACGAAAGTGATAGAAGCCGAGGTGATTGATGTTTGATTACATGTACTTGAAATTGGTTTATCTCTACGATGACAGGAAGGTTTATCTTACGAATGAGCCTTTATGGGTTAGGTTCTGTGCTTGGTTTCTGTTGACGTTCTTCAAGGAGAGGCTATACATAGACAAGCTATGTAAGCTGAACACCGAACATAAGCGGGAGATCAAGGATTTGGAGCGTAGGTTCCAGATGCTTAAGGAAGCGTATCTCAAGGTTACAGGTGAGTTGGCTGCAGATGAAGTACTTGGTAAAGGTGCTGAGTCTGGTGATATGGCTTGGCTTGAAGAAGATTATCCAAGACGTAAGAGAGGTGAGATATGAGTATCTGGACTCCTGATATGCTGAAGGCGCTTGACTATATGGGTAACTTATCTAGGGATAGTGCTGCGTGGTGGGCTGATGCTAATGCTCGATATGATGCTACTGATCCTAGCTTTGGGGGGAGGGTGGCAAGGACATTGAATCCTATGACAGGTTTGGGCAGTGCTATGGGACAAATGCAGACAACGGCTGAAGCAGGGGATAGTACGGGCATGGCTTTGTCTTTGTTACAGGCATTGCCTATGTTTGGTTTGATGAGGGCTACGCAAATACCGGGTAAGGGATTGACTAAGGCGAGTACCAAGATGGTTTCAGACCCTAGAGCTACACTGGGTTTAGGTGCTGGTTTTGCAACAGGAGTTGAAGGAGTGGATACTCTGCGGAGACGTAAGCCATGAAGCTACGTAGACAAGCACTGCTGTATCACCCTGAGTATCCGGAGGTGAAGATTGCTGTGAATAGGTGGTTCTGGGAGTGGTGGTTTAAGCCAAGAGGTTTTGCTACCTATGAAGAAGTGTTTGAGTACTATGCCAAGTGCAAGAGAAACATATGAGTAAGCTACACGCTGATGGTATGCCTTGGCAGGTAGAGGATTACCTCAACAATATTGATTACAGTATTGACCCTAATTATGTGCCTAGTGACTTTGCACTGGAGTTTGTTACGTTCATCAAGTTGGTTAATGGTGGTAGGGGTGAAGAGAATCTTACCCCTGTTGTTCATTATCATATGCTTGATACGTTGACAGAAAGAGGGGCTAGGATTGTTAATCTGTGTTACCGGGGGAGTGCTAAGACAACAGTAATGGCAGAGTATCTGTTTCTGTACATTGCTGTGTATGGTGAGCTTCCTGGATTTGGGGATGTAATCTATGCCTTGTATATCTCAGACAGTGTAGAGAATGGTGTGAAGAAGATGCGGTTACGTCTTGAGAGAAGGAGAGAGAATAGCCCTTTCCTTATGACATATCTTCCTGAAGCCAAGTTCACAGATATTCGTTGGTACTTCAAGAATGCTGATGGTAAGGAGTTTGTGGTTACAGGGCATGGTGCCAAGACTGGTGTTCGGGGTACGGTGGAGTTGAATACACGGCCTAGGTTGGCAGTATTGGATGACTTGATAAGTGATGAAGATGCAAGGTCTGCTACGGTGATTGCTGCTGTAGAAGATACGGTATACAAGGCAGTGAACTATGCATTGCATCCTAAGATCAATATGGTGATCTGGAGCGGTACACCCTTCAATGCAAAAGACCCTGTGTATAAGGCAGTAGGTTCAGGTGCATGGGTTGTGAATGTGTTTCCTGTGTGTGAACAGTTTCCTTGTAGTAGGGAAGAGTTTAAAGCTGCATGGCCAGATCGTTTTACATATGAGTACGTGAAACGCCAGTATGATGATGCAATAAAGACAGGTAAGGTGAACTCCTTTAACCAAGAGTTGATGCTACGTATTATGAGTGAAGAAGATAGAGTTATTCTGGATAGTGATCTTCAATGGTACTTCATTGATGCTGTGATCAGGAACAAGGGTAAGTTCAATTTCTATATCACTACTGACTTTGCTACCAGTGAAAGACAGAGTAGTGACTTTAGTGTGATCAGCGTCTGGGCATATAACAACAATGGTGATTGGTTCTGGGTTGATGGTATCTGCCAACGTCAGTTGATGAACAAGAACATTGATGATCTGTTCAGATTGGTTCAGATGTACAAGCCACAGGCTGTAGGGATTGAAGTGACAGGACAACAAGGAGGATTCATTCCTTGGCTTCAGGAACAGATGATGAACCGGAATGTGTATTTCACACTGGCTTCAGACGGGAATGACAACAAGCCGGGTATGCGTCCCAATACAAACAAGATGTCACGCTTCAATACCATGGTTCCATTGTTCAAGGCACACAAGATGTTCTTCCCCTTAGAGAAGAAGAGTGAACCTACACTGGCTGAAGGATTGAATGAACTGAGTTTGGTTTCAGTGAGTGGCTTCAAGAGTAAGCATGATGACTTCATTGATACGGTATCAATGCTTTCCAGTATGAAGGCATGGAAACCAAGTGAAGAAACTACGTTGGTGTCTCACTCTGGACATAGTAACATGTGGGACATTGAGGAAGATGTGATAGAAAATCCTCGTATTGGTTCCTACATTGTATAGGTGATACATGAAACTCTCTGAAATCTTCACACAACTCTCCTATGGGGAGCTTAGCCAGATGGCTATTGGTAACTCTGGTGCTGGAACTATCGAGGATGCTAACTATGATCGGCTGGTGTCCAGTATTAACCTTGGTTTAGCTGCGTTACATACACGATTCCCTATCAGACATGGGGAATTTGTAGTGGATATGCAGACAGATCAGGTTAATTACCCCATACATCTGAAGTATTGTGCCAGTAACACTGCTTCAACTGAACCTATTAAGTACATTCTTGACGCAAGTTCCCCGTATCTCAATGATTTGATGAAGATTGAAAGAGTTTTGACTCAAGATGGTGTGGTTTTACCTCTAAATGATGAGGCAGATGAGTTTTCTTTGAGTACTCCTAGCCTAAGCACGCTTAGAGTCCCTATTGATATCGTTAATCGTCTAGCAACCACACCATCCGAGTACCTCACTGACACTCTTACTGTGCAATATCGTGCAGCGCATCCTTATCTGGTTCCTGGAGTAGGTCTGTATAGGGCTGAAACTGTAGAGATTGACCTTCCGTATCAGTATCTTGAGGCTCTCTGTTACTTTGTAGCAAGTCGTGTGAATAATCCTCTGGGTATGACCAATGAGTTCCATTCAGGGAACAGTTATGCTGCCAAGTATGAACTTGCCTGTGCTTCCTTGGAGCGTGATAACATACGTATCGACCAAGTAAGCCAGCCAAATCGTATTGAACGTAATGGTTGGGTGTAACTTCCACTGATTGAATGGGTACTAATATGAAAGATGAAGATGATATGGATTTGGATGAAGTTACTCCAGACGATAAGTGGAAGGTGGATTGGAAGACTCCTCCTAAGCTGGCTGACTTGAAGCTTGATTACCAAGAAGCAAACATGGTACATGAGGCTCAGTGCAGTAAGATTGATGAATGGCTTGATAACATGCATGTGAGGGGTAAAGCTGTAGTTAAAACGGCCAAGAACTCTTCCAAGATTGTTCCTAAACTTATTCGTAAACAAGCTGAGTGGAGATATCCTGCATTGACTGAACCATTCCTCAGTACAGAGGATTTGTTTAATGTCACCCCTGTTACTTGGGAGGATACAGAAGCAGCTAAGCAAAATCAGATTGTGTTGAATAATCAATTCAATACCAAGATGAACAAGGTTACGTTCATTGATAACTATGTCCGTGCTGGTGTTGATGAAGGAACTATTATCGCTCGTGTTGGTTGGGAGTTTGAGGAAGAAGAGTATGAGAAAGAGGTTCCTCAAGTAGAGTTCAGGATGAATCCTGATTACATGGAGATACACCAACAACTTGAACAATTGAAGATGGATTCTCCAAGCCAATACGCCACAGATGTGCCTGATGAATTGAAGATGGCACATGATATGTCTATGGAGTTAGGACAGCCTATTGAGCCTGTGGTATTGGGTATGACAATGGAGAAAGCTGTACGGGTAGTGAAGAATCAACCTACAGTTGAGGTATGTGATTACAGGAATGTGATTATTGATCCTACCTGTAAGGGAGATATCTCTAAGGCTAACTTTGTGATTTACAGGTATGAGTCTTGTTTGTCCGAGTTACGTAAAGCAGGTAAGTATCATAACCTGGATAAGATCAATATCAAGAATGTGAGTATACTTGCTGAACCTGATCACGCCACTCCTGAAGGTAGTAAGAACTTCACCTACAATGACAATGCACGTAAGAAGTTTGTCGTGTATGAGTACTGGGGGTATTGGGATATCAATGATGAAGGTAAGACACAGCCCTTTGTATGCTGTTGGGTTGGTGATGAAATCATCCGTATGGAAGAGAACCCATTTCCAGACAAGAAACTTCCCTTTGTAGTAGTACCCTACTTGCCTGTTAAGAACAGCGTCTATGGTGAGCCTGATGGTTCATTACTGGAAGATAACCAGAAGATCATTGGCGCTGTTACACGGGGTATGATTGATATTCTAGGTAAGTCAGCTAATGGTCAGACGGGTATCCGTAAGGATATGCTGGATGTAACCAACAGACGTAAGTATGACTCAGGACAGGACTATGAGTTCAATCCTCAGGTAGACCCTCGACAGGGTGTGCATATGCATGTTTTCCCTGAGATTCCTGCTAGTGCTCAATTTATGCTTGGCTTGATGAGTCAGGATGCTGAGTCCATGACTGGTGTAAAGAGCTTCAGTCAAGGGGTCAGTGGTCAGTCCTTGGGGGATGTAGCTGCAGGGGTAAGAGGAGCATTGGATGCAGCTTCTAAGCGTGAATTGTGTATCCTGCGTAGGTTGAGTCAAGGCATCATTGAGATTGGCCGTAAGATCATTGCCATGAATGCTGAGTTTCTATCTGATGAGGAAATCATTCGGGTATCCAATGAACAGTTTGTAGCTATTAGGAGAGATGATCTTCCCGGTAACTTTGACCTGAAGTTGTCTATCTCTACTGCAGAGGAAGATAACAACAAGGCACAGGAATTGGCTTTCATGTTGCAGACAGTAGGAAACAGTATGGATACTGGAATGTTCACCATGATCCTGTCTGATATTGCTCGACTGCGTAAGATGCCTGACTTGGCTAAGAAGTTGGAGAAGTATCAACCTCAACCTGATCCATTGGCTCAACAGAAGGCACAGTTGGAAATTCAATTGCTGCAAGCACAGTTGGCTAATGAGATGGCAGATGCTCAGCTTAAACAAGCTAAGGCAGGTACTGAACAAGTCAAGGCTGGTAATATCAAGGCAGATACTGATATCAAGAACTTGGACTTTGTGGAACAAGAGTCTGGTGTTAAACAGGAACGTGCTAAGGAGTTGCACGGTGAACAAGCACGTAGTCAGATGAAACTGAAAGAGATGGAGAGAAACTTTCAGTTAGAGGATCGTGGTTATGATATTGCCAAGGAGTACATGAAGCTACAAGCAGGACGTAGCTAACTATTCCATAATGGGAGAGGGGAGGATATACTCCCCTTGTAATTAACTCCAACTGAGAGGCATAAGCCAAATGAGTGAGTATCAAGTAGAACAATTGCAGCATAGTATTAAAGCTGCACAGGTTAAGGTGGATTTAGCACAGTCACTGGAACGTCTCCGTAAGAATAGAGACTTTCATGCTGTGATTACCCAAGGGTATTTGATTGATGAAGCATTGCGTCTTGTGTATCTGAAAGCAGAACCTGCTATGCAGACTCCTGTGAATCAAGCTTCCATTGAGAAGCAGATTGATGCCTTGGGTGGTTTAAATTCTTTTCTGACTACGATTGAATTCCTGGGACGACAAGCAGCCCGTACTATCGAAGCAGATAATGAAACACTGGATTGGATGCGTCAAAATCCCAATGGAGAAGAACAATAATGACTACTGAAACCACTGAGACTCAAGACTTCTTGAGTATGTCTGATGAAGACATTGCACAACATAGTTATCCTCCTGAAGTTTCAGATAGTACTGATACTGAGGAAGAAACCCCTAATACTGAAGAATCTACAGAGACTCCTGAAAGTACTGAGGAACAGCCTGAGACTCCAAAACAAGAAACTACTACAGAGACTCCTGTTGAAACTCCTGAAGCTGAGACTGCAGAAACAGACTATAAGGCTGAATACCAACGTCTATTGGCTCCGTTTAAAGCCAATGGTAAGGATATCCAAGTAACCTCTGTGGATGAAGCTTTGACACTTATGCAGATGGGTGCTAACTACAATAAGAAGATGGCAGCACTTAAACCTAATCTTAAGGTGTTGAAGCTGCTTGACACTCATGGTTTGTTGGATGAGAATGAGCTTAATTTCTTGATTGACCTAAAGGAGAAGAATCCTAAGGCAATTATGAAGTTGGTGAAAGATAGTGGTATTGACCCCATGGAAATGGATGTTGATACTGCTGAAGGTTACAAACCCAATGTTCGTACTGTAAACGAAAAGGAAATGGCACTGGATGATGTTATTGCTGAACTCAGCGAAACACCATCGTATTCCAAGACCATTGACGTTGTTGGTACACAGTGGGATGAACCAAGTAGGAAGATTGTTGCTGAGAATCCTCAACTCTTGCGGATTATAAATGACCACGTAGCCAGTGGAGTTTATCCGATCATTGAGAAGGAGATGGAGCGTAATCGAGTACTTGGGAAGTTGAATGGCTTGAGTGACATTGATGCTTACCGGCAAATTGGTGATGCAATCCAAGCACGAGGTGGGTTTGACCATTTGGGACGCCAAGGCACCCAGACCCCCAATGCAAAGGTTGTCCCTCCGAAACCGAGGAAGGAAGATGATCCAAAGCTCCGTGATAAGAAGTTGGCTGCTGCTCCACCTAAGAGTGCACCATCTTCCAGTGTGAAATCGGACTTTAATCCGTTAAGTTTGTCTGACGAAGAGTTTGCCAAACTATCTCCCAAATTTGTTTAAGAGGATACAATCATGGCTCGTGAATTTAATGACCCGCTTGGCGGGACTCCTTCCAGCATCGGCACACAGGTGATGAACGACTTCTATAAAAAGAAGGCGCTAATCGAAATCCGTAAGGAACAGTACTTCTCCCAACTGGCTGAAGTGACTTCCATGCCCAAGAACATGGGTAAGAAGATCAAGCTGTATCACTACCTGCCGTTGCTGGATGACCGTAATATCAATGACCAAGGTATTGATGCTGCTGGTGTTGTTATTGATTCTGGCTACCACAAGGTCTTCTTCCCTCAACTGGTTCTGCAAGTCCTGAACGCAGGTAAGGCTGCTGCTGAAGCTGCTATTGAAGCATCTGGTTTGGCTGTTGCTGTTGGTGCTGACGGTTCTGGTGCATTAGCTGGTTGTGCTACCTTGACCATTACTCTGGGTACCGCTGCTACCGTTGCTGCCAGTAAGGGTGCAAGCCCTGCTCCTACTGCTTCCAACTATGGTATGAATCTGTACGGTGTTTATACCACTGCACAGAAGGCTACCCTGTTGGCTATTGCACTGTTGCTGAATGACGCTGCAGGTACTAATGCTACTGCTCTGCTTACTAGCGAACAGTTGTCCGGTAATCTGTATGGCTCCAGCAAGGACATTGGTACCATCTCGGGTAAGCTGCCTGTTCTCTCTGAGACTGGTGGTCGTGTCAATCGTGTTGGCTTCAAGCGTGTGGAACTTGAGGGTACCTTTGAGAAGTTCGGTTTCTTCGATGAGTACACCCAAGAGTCTCTGGACTTTGACTCTGATGCTGAACTGGAAATGCACATCAACCGTGAACTGTTGAATGGTGCCAATGAGATTACCGAAGATGCTCTGCAGATTGACTTGATCAACTCTGCTGGTACGATTCGTTATGCCGGTGATGCTACCCAGAATTCTGATATGGGTACTGCTGGTACTGATGATATCGTTACCTACGGTGATCTGATGCGGTTGTCCATTGATCTGGATAACAACCGTACTCCGAAGAACACGACTATCTTCACAGGTACTCGTCTGGTGGATACCAAGACACTGAGTTCTTCGCGTGTCATCTACATCGGTTCTGAGTTGCTGCCTACGATCAAGGCTATGACCGATCTGCACAGTAACCCTGCATTCATCTCGGTAGAGAAGTATGCTGCTGGTGGTACCCTGTTGAATGGTGAAGTTGGTGCCATTGACCAGTTCCGTATCGTCGTGGTTCCTGAGATGATGAAGTGGGCCGGTGCTGGTGCTGATGCTACTGGTGATACCACTCACCATGTCACTGGCAACAACTTCGATGTGTTCCCGATGCTGTGTATCGGTGACGGTTCCTTCACTACCATTGGTTTCCAAACTGATGGCAAGTCTGTGAAGTTCGTTACCACTCACAAGAAGCCGGGGATTGAAACTGCTGACCGTACTGACCCGTATGGTGAGACTGGTTTAATGAGCATCAAGTGGTACTACGGCTTCATGATCCTGCGTAGTGAGCGTATTGGTTTGATCAAGACCATTGCCACCCTGTAATCTGTAACACCACTAAGGGGAGGGAAACCTCCCCTTTCCTTTGTCCCTTGGAGAACTGAAATGCAAGAGTCTTATGATGATCTGCCTATCCCTGATGAAATCGTCAGCCTGAAGAAACGTGCAGACTTGATGGGTATTTCCTACCATCCGTCTATTGGTGTTGAGAAGTTGCGTGACAAGATTGCTGCAGCGTTGAATCCTTCTGCAGACAAAGAAGAAGAAAAGGAGAAAGAGACTCCGGTAGTTGTACCTATTGTAGAAAAAGAGACTGATGGTCAACGTAGATTGCGTAAGAAACAAGAAGCCAGTGAGCTTATCCGTATTCGTGTTACCTGTATGAACCCTGCTAAGAAAGAATGGGCAGGTGAGATTTTTACCGTAAGCAATGCTACGGTAGGTACCTTCAAGAAGTACATCCCCTTCAATGCTGATGAAGGTTGGCATGTCCCTCGTATTATTTACAATCAGTTGGTTGCTCGACAGTGCCAAGTGTTTGTGAATAAGAAGGATGGTCGTGGGAATACCTCCCGTACTGGTAAGCTGATCAAAGAGTTTGCCATTGAAGTAATGCCGCAGCTTACCCCTGAAGAGTTGCATGATTTGGCTCAACGTCAAGCCATGGCAAATTCGATTGATTAATCTGACTGGACAAAACCCATGATTACCGTAGCTTCAGGAAGTGATAACACAGTTACCTTAGCCAAACTTACCACAGGTACTACGGCAGGTGCTGGTGTGTTTGATGTATTGATGCGAAGTGTTAAGGCACAGCTTGATGCTGAGTATGCTGCCAATCGTATCAAAGGTTCTGAGTATGCTACGGTATATCTGGGTTCCTTACAGGCAGTACTGCAGACCTCATTGCAGATGGTTTTAGCACAAGAGAAGACCAATCTTGAGATTCAAGTGCTTGAAAAGGAATTGCTATTAAGGGATCAACAAGTTACCCGTACCAACAAAGAGATTGAAGTGTTGGAACAGAAGCGTCTTACAGAGTTGGCTCAGGTGGAGTCTACAGGTGTAGACGCTGACAGCATCATCGGTCGTCAGAAAGCTCTCTATGAAGCTCAGACACTTGGTTTTGGACAAGAAGCTAAACATAAGGCAGCACAGCTTATGATCAGCACTTACAATATTCGACGTACCACAGCAGAAGATGAGCCAGCGAATGTAGAGAATAAATTGATGGATGAGTTTATTGGTGCTGCTGTTGGTGAAATGTTTGAAAGTGTAGGTATAACAGAACCTGTTATCCCTTAAAATGTGACAAACTAAAAGGAGCTTAGGCTCCTTTTTTTATATGTATTTGGAGAACATCATGGGACTGTTTGGTACAACTAAACACAAGACATATGTAGGTACTACCGTAACTCGTGTTATTGAAGATAACATGTTGCCTAACTCTGTTAAGTTGGGAGCACTCACTGCAATCATAAAGAACCGGGATATAGTAGATAATGTGATGGAAGAACTCCTTGGAAGTGTGGCTTCTAAAGGACGTAACTATTATAACTACGGTAAAAATCATTATAGTAATGGTTTACCTTTAGGATACCCTGCTACTTCTGTTATAGGTGCTGCTGAAGTAGAGGCTGTACTTGAAGATGAAATTGAGATGGCTGAAGTAGTCATGTCATACAGTTTCTTTGGTAGCCTTAACTATTATCATTTAGCTAATAAGAGAATACTTGAAGACTACGGCTATGATGCAGGTACAAAAGAATTGCCTGTACTTACTACACTTAAAGGTTTTACAGTAATTTTGTACTATGTATCTTTGGTTATGTCTACTGCTATGTTTGATGCAATGTCTGATGAAGCATTACGTAATCTTGAAGGTTACACGCAGATACTTATTGATGAGGGGGTTACTACTGTTGGTCTAAAAATAACATATAGTTGGACTGAAGTAGTACCTGACCACCCTAATCCAGACATATTGATACCACATACAGAAACACTCAGTGTAACCACAGACTTAAGTGTTGTTGGTTATGATAGTACTGCAGATTACTTTCATGCACAGTACGTAGTTGGAGGTCTGACTAAATACTTTGAGTACAAGAAAGGTGCAGGTACCTATACAACCTTAGATGGGTTGTTTGATACCCCACCTATTGAAGCAGGTACGTATTTCCCTTGGATGCATCTAAGGAGTAACTTTACCCCCATTACTGCAGATGTTGAAAGTGAAGAGTACTTAACTACCAAAAAACTGGGTAAGCGTATAGGTATAGACATTGATAGCCTATCTACAGCTATAAATACTAATGAAGATATAGGGGATGTAATTCAAGCCATCTTTATGCTGGCTGTACCTCCTAACTCAACCAACAGTTTGGAACTTAAGTACCTGTACGAATACTTTGATAATATGTTCCTTGGTTTGGGAGGAAGGGTTACTGCCTTAGATGCAGCCACCTTGAATGCCTCTTTAGGTCTTAATGCCTTTGTTGCTACCGCTATTGTGATAGAAGATGCTAAGTTTAAGATGTCGCTCTCTAACTCAGGTGTATATCGTAGATTGGTTACTGGAAGCATTGGTGCTGTAGGTACATATGGTAGTCTTATTGATGATTTTACTTTAATAACTATACCTGTTACGGAGGATGGTATTAGCTTCGTCCATAGGTCTAAAACAGTTGTTTATCACTTGTATCGTAAACAAGTAAATGAGACACAGTATGAAGAAATACAGATAATGGATTTATCCTGTAATTACCAGGTTATAGGTGGTTACTATACAACAGGTGATGGTGATCTTAATGTAGAGACTATGTTAATTCCTTTGGACTTAGCTATTGTAAGTCAATTCAGTTTTAAAGATAGGGAGACCTTGTATTCACGTGCTATGCACTTTGTGTTTAATAGTATGGTTGTTGTAAAAGTTAAGTGGTATCAACAGTTTTGGTTTAAAGCTATAGTTGCAGTGATTGCTGTTACAATTACTGTACTATCCATCGGTCAACTTGGGCCTATAGGTCAAGGACTCCTAGCGTTAATTACGTTAGATATGACATACGCAGGGCTTGTTATCTTATTATTGGATATTCTTGGTGTTATTTTACCTCCTTTACTCTTTAAAGCCTTTGTAAAAGAAGTAGGTATTGACAACGCCCTTATAGTAACTCTTTTCCTATTAGTTAGGGGAGGTTATCAAGTATTTGCTACAGAGACTCTAAAGGCAGGCTTAGCAACGGCTGAAGAATTGCTTAAGATGGCTACTGGATTGGTTAAAGCAATTCAGGAAGTGCAGATAGATATGGTTAAAGACATCCAAGACTCTTTGACGGCTTTTAATGAAGAAGCACGTAAAGCTTTTGAGCTTTTAGAAGATGTTGCTGACAAGTTGGACAACTCAGTTGTACTTTCTCCTTTGACGATTCTAGGCGAGTCAGCGCATGACTACTACCAACGTACTAGGTACACAGGGAACGTGGCAACATTGAGCTATGAGACGGTTAGCAAGTATGTCAAAACCATGCTAACCTTACCGGAATTTGAACCTACTTTTGTGAGTAATTGACATGGCATATCCTAGTCCTTACGGAAATGTAAACAGGGGTTTGGGTAGCACCTCTTCTACTGCCCCATTAGATTTGATGTCTACACAGGGAACTATTACCCCACAAGCGTATATTGAATCTCTTCTGGGTATGGCCAAATTTACTAAACCATCCCTACCTGTATTAAATGGTTTAGGCAGTATAGAAACAGATATGGCAATGGACGGGTGGCAACCTCCTGAGTTTGATCATATGGCTGCTATGGCAGATGTAGGTGGCCCCTCCTTTGAAATTAACCCTACTATGTGGGATAAATTTAAACAAGGAGGTTCTGATCTAGCAGGTAGCTTCATGCCTAAGATCAATCCTGAGACAGGCAAGATGGAGACTATGGGTTGGGGTATGCCTGCACTTCAAGGTATCAGCAGTCTTGGTAATCTGTATCTTGGTATGAAGAACTACGGTTTGGCTAAGGATCAACTGCGTACACAAAGAGAACAGTTCAACATGAACTACAATAACCAGAGGCAGTTGCTCAATACACAGATGGAAGACAAAGCACGTGCACGTGCTTCTGCTAATCACAATGCAGAATCCGTAGAAAGTTACATGGCTCGGAACAGGATTAAGTAATCATGGCTATCACATGGCAGAATGTAAACTCCCCCTCCAATGAGGGGGTAGCTCGTTTGATGGAGGGTGCTCAAGCCAGTGTAGACACAGGTCTGCAAGGTCTTCTTGGCATCCTTAGACAGAAGCAAGGGCTGAACCAACAGATTGCTACAGATGCCTTTGATGCACGTAGTGAGGGTGCTATAGGTATCCTCAGTAACTTTAAGACTGCTGCTGAACTCCAACAGGCGCAAGATTCTGGTGCCTTGGAGCAGCAGTTGGCTGGTTTGTATGGTGCCAACGGTTACGATAAGAAGCGGGTACGTGAGTTTGCTGATGTACGTGGTGAAACCCTTATGCGTAAGGATTTGACCGCAGATGCTTACAAGATCAAACAGGATGAGATTCAATGGACTCCTTTTGCAAACCAAGTACGTAACATGGTTTATGCAGGAGATATCAAGACTGCTAATGATGAGTTGCAGAAGGTTGGTGATTTCCCACAGAAGCCTGAAATCCTAGACTTGATGAGACAAACTCAAGTTGAAAACCATAAGCAACAAGTTAGTGAAGAACAGTTCAATGCTGAGCAGGCTCTTAAACGTAGAGCATTGGATGACGGTGCTCCTGCTAAGCGATTGGCTAACCTTCAACTGCAGGATTACCAAAGACAGCAGCAAGCACGTAACTATGCAGATTCTGTTGGTGCAAAGTATTTGGCTGATGTTGCAGCACATGAAAAACTTGTACAACAAGTAGCGAAGGCAAATGACCTTACAGGTCTGGATGGTAAGGTACATTTTGATGAGTTTTCTCAAGTAGAGAAAGATACATGGAATAACTTGGTTTCCAAGAATCCAGCACTTGCTGCTCCTAGTTCCACTAAGTACATGGAAGATGCTATCCGTAATGCAGGTAACTATGGTTTAACACCCACAGATGTGCAGACAAACATGCCTTACTTCCAGCAAGCATTGACAGGGATGCCTACTACACTCTTTGGTAGAGATGCTTCAGTGAGTGCAAACAATGCTGCTGTATTGGAAGCAGGAGTTAAATCCTATACAGAAAATGGAGGTAGGTTTCCTAGTGTTGTGTCAGGTAAAGCAAGTGATGGTTTGAATACCCTTAACTCTCTCATGCCTAATTGGTACAACCAAAACCAAGAAGCTACCATAATTGGGGTAAATTACGCAGATGTCTTTGAGAACATGGCTGAAGTAATCAACAAAGGAATTGAGTTAAAGGATGGTAAGGTGATTGCAGTACCTCCTGAACTTATAAGTGCAGCCTTGGCTATGGAACAGGGGGCCACTGAAGATTCCAATCCGTCAGAGGCATTGACAACTTTGATTGATGCTGCAAAGGCAGATGGATCACTTGAGGAAGCATTGAATGTACGCATAAAGCTTAGTAGAGCTAATAACTCTAAAGCTGTACAACCAAATGGAGCAGCTAACCTTAAGAAAGCAGCAAAACAGAAGTAAGCATCTACAAGGTGTACAGTCGATCTGATATGCTTATGTCACATAACGAAGGCTATGCCTTCGTTTTCTTTATCTGAGGTGTGTATACATGGCTACTTACGATCCGTTTGCTTCTGTTCAAGACCCTACTTCTCTTGGCTTGCTTGGCCCTTTCGTAGATAGTCCTCCAACGAAAGAAGATGAAGTGCTTGCAGCTACCCAAGAAAAAGTAGACATGCTCAAGCAATTGGCAGCGGAACATCGTCAACGTCTTGCTGAAGCCAAAGGAACAACTGTTGATGTGTTTGGTTTGGAGTTAGATAGTGTGCCTGCAAATGTGGCCAACCTTGCAGCTTCCATCGGTTCCAGTGCTATGCGTGTTGGTGGTAATGCACTGTCTATGCCTTTCAGTATTGGTACGGCAAACTACACCAATAAGCTTCAGCCTAAAGATTATGAAGTCTTCAATAAGATCAATACAGGTAAAGCTACCCCTGAAGAAGTGGCTTACTTCAACGCTAAGCAATATGACAGTGACTATGGAAAGATGTCTCCCAAAGATGTCTTTGCACAAGTACAAGACCTTGAAAACATTGTGAGTTCCATTGGTGATAGCCAAGACTACAGCATGTATGTTGAGCAAGGTGCACGTAAGGTTTTTGATAAAGAACTTGCTGATGGCGGTAGAGCAGACTTGGCTTCTTTTCGTAGCAGTGTTGAAGGTATGTCTTCCGATACTGCACCTTTGGCTTACAAGATATCCAATGCAATCTCTGCTTCTGCATCCATAGGTAATCTCCTCGCTAATGCGGTTAAAGTAAGTGCAGACAATCCTGTAGCAGCCATGGAATACATGGGCGAACAGGTACCTATGTTGGGACTTGGTGCTGCTGGTCTTATTGGTAAGATTATCCTCGCTGAGACTACCTTAGGGTACGCAGGTGAGTACTACAACAAAGGTATGCAAGCGTACAAAGCCAAGAATGGTGGTGAGTACCCTCCTGAAGAACAACGTGCTGAGATGCTTAGGGATGCTATCAGTCTGGCAGGTGCTGAGTACGTAGGTACTATGTTGTCTGTGAGTGCTATGGGCCTCAATAAGGCTGTTACACCCTTGGCTTTGATGGGTAAGGCTGCTGGTACTACTGCCGTCAAAGAAGCCGGGGAATTGGGCCTGAAGTCTATGT